TCAGCCGACCACAGGAAAGAACAGCGTACTCGGGAGCGATGGAGGGATACTGGCCAACCCAGCCGGAAGAGGGGGCAGGTGCTTCCGGATTTCATGCAAACAGGAGGAAACGGGAAAATGGCGGAGATGAGGACGCCGGAAGAGCGGCGGGAGATCGTTGAGAAGTGTATTGAGCTGGAGATGTCCGGGGAAAGCGTTCTGAATTACCTGAGGGAGGAGGGCTATTTGACGCCCAGGGCAACCTGGATCAACATCCAGAAGAAGTACCTGGGGAGGAGCGACGCGCAGCACAGTATCACGGAAGGAAATGCGACCGGGGTGAAGAAGCGCGGCAAGCGGCCGAAGATCCGGGAGGAAGCGCTGGAGGAGGACCGGAAGGACTGGGAGCGGGCGCACGCAGAAACCGTCATGTTCGGCGGGAAGGAGTATGAGAAGGTGACGGTCACGACGTGCTGCCCTGGGAGCACGCGGGAGGGCGTGGAAGTGACTGATGTGCTGCCGGAGGACATGAAAACAGCTCTGCAACCGCTGCGGATCTGCGCGGCGGTAGCAGAACCGGAAGCGCCTGAGCTGATCGCGATGAAGGTCAGGAGCGCCAGCGGGTACTGGGACATGATCGCAGAGGATCAGATGATTCAGTTCTGGGCGAACCGGGAAGGGGGCTACACCGCGATCCGGCTGACCGTTGAGGAATGGCGGCGGGTGATCGGTGAGTTTCCGGAGGTATGCCGGATGATGGGCGTCATGCAAACAGAGGGGGCGGGATAATGCTGGATATTGTGATTCCGCACTACAACGAACCGTGGTACATCTGCCGGAAGCTGCTATGGTCGCTGAATATGCAGCGGATCGTCAACTGGGATGAGATTTCCGTGACGGTGGTCAATGACGGCGGAAACAGGATGCCGGAGGAAGAGCTTGAAAAGCTGGATTACCTGGTCGTACAGCTGGACATTCCGCGTGGAGGGGTCAGCGCGGCCAGGAACGCAGGCCTGGATCATGCGGACGAGCCATGGATCATGTTCTGCGACAGCGATGATGCGTTCACGAACATCTACGCGCTGGAAGAGATCCTGCAGGAGATCCGGGCGAATCCGGAGTGCGATGTGATCTGGACACAGTGCGTGACGGAGTTCGGGTGCATTGTAGTTCCGATTGAGCCGTGGCGGGCGTTCGCGTTCACCCACGGGAAGGCGTACCGGCGGCAGTTCCTGCTGGATAATGGCATCCGGTTTGAGGAGGGCCGGTCGTACGGGGAGGATACCATGTTCAACTATGAGGTTATGGCGAAAACGAACCGGATCAGGCAGGCGAAAACCAGCATGCCCGCATATTCCTGGATCAGGCGCGGCGGCAGCGTGACAAGCCGGAAAATGGCGGAGATGCGCAAATGACACGCAAACAGGCGGTTGATTTCCTGGTAAAACACCCGGAGCAGTTCGGGCGGATGGTCGGGTTCACGAAGCTGACGGATCTGCATGGCGGGTGGATGCGGAAGATGATCACCGGCGAGGGCGATATGACGCTCCAGGGCCACAGGGGATCGTACAAGACCACGTGCCTGAGTATCGTGCTGGCGATCCTGATCATTGTCTTCCCGAACAAGCGGCTGCTGTTTGCACGAAAAACGGACGATGATGTCAAGGAGATCATCAACCAGACCAGGAAGATCCTGCAGAACCCGAAAACGGTGTATCTGATCGCGCAGATCTACGGGGTGACGCTGAAGCTGACCACGGACAACGCGATGGAGATCAACACGAACCTGACCACGGACACGAAGGGCACCAGCCAGCTGGTCGGAATGGGTATCGGCGGGTCCATGACCGGTAAACACTTCGACCGGATATTCACGGACGATATCGTGAACCTGAAGGACCGGAAATCGAAGGCGGAGCGGGAGCGGACGAAGCTGGTCTACCAGGAGCTGCTGAACATCATCAACCGCGGGGGCCGGATGATCAACACGGGAACGCCCTGGCACAAGGAGGACGCGTTCTGCCTGATGCCGGCGGCTGAGAAATGGGACTGCTATTCCACCGGGCTGATGAGCAAAGAGGAGATTGAGGAAAAGCGCCGGAGCATGGCGCCTTCCCTCTTCGCCGCGAACTATGAGCTGGTGCACATCGCGGCGGAGGACGCGCTGTTCAAGGACGCGCCGAAGTTCTTCAGCGATCCGGGGATGCTCCGGGACGGCCTGGCGCACATCGATGCGGCCTATGGCGGCGAGGACTACACCGCGTTCACCTGCGGGAAGCGGGTCGGCGATAAGCTGTACATGTATGGCCGGATGTGGCACGGGCATGCGGACACGGTGCTGGATTACTGCGTGAGCCGGGCGAAGGAGCTGATGTGCGGCCCGGTGTGGTGCGAGAAGAACGCTGACAAGGGATACCTGGCGCAGCAGATCAAAAGCCTGGGGATACCGGCGTATCCCTACACGGAGAAGGAGAACAAATATGTCAAGATATCCACCTTCCTGAGAAAATGGTGGGGTTCCATCGAGTGGCTGGAGGGCACCGATCAGGAATATCTGAACCAGATCCTGAGCTATACGGAGGACGCGGAGCATGATGACGCACCGGATTCCGCGGCCTGTGTATGCAGGATATTGGACCGGCGCGGAGGAGGAGAATACGTTTCACCGTTTGCACGGTGAGAAAGGAGCCGATCATGCCGGATCATGAAGATCTGGAACGCAGGCTGTGGCGGACGATGCCATGGGACGCGGATGTTATGGTGCCGAAGGACGAGGAAGAACAAGAAGGACAGGAAGGTGAAGACGAGTGATCACATACCAGGACTATGAAAAGGCGGAGAACAAGGTCAAATGGCTGCAGAGCGCGATTGTCAGCTACCGGAACAGCAACGAGTACAAGAAAGCGGTCACCGAGCAGGAATACATGGCCGGGAGGAATACGGAGATCCTGAACATGAGCCGGGTAATCTACAACATGGCCGGACTGCCGGAGAACGATTTCACGAAATCGAACATCAAGATCCGGAACCGGCTGATCCACCGGCTGGTGACGGACCGGTGCAGCTATTCCCTGGGCAACGGAATCAGCTTCAGCAGGAAGGAGAAGACCGTTGTGGACGGAAAGACCGTCACGGTGGACCTGACAAAGGAGCAGCTGGGGAACGAGTTCGACCAGGCGGCCTATCAGTGGGCGTACTGGGCGCAGGGCAACGGCGCGTCCTATCTGTATGCGCATATCGGGCATGAGAAAGACGAATGGGAGTATACGCTGTTCCGGAAGACGGAATTTCTGCCGCTGTATGACGAGCACACCGGGGCGCTGCGGGGCGGCGTGAGGTTCTGGAGCCTGGACTGGGGCAAGCGGCCGATCACGGCTGTGCTTTATACCGAGGAAGGGTATACGAAGTACGAAACCGCGCCGGGGAAATACGGCGTCTCCGCGCTGGAGCTGGCGGAGGATCTGCGGCCGTATATCGAAACGGTGGAGGAAAGCGATGCCTACGGTGAGGAAGTGGTCGGAACCGGGACGCTGACCACGCTGCCGATCTTCCCGCTGTATTCCGGGGAGAACCGGGACAGCGCGCTGGATAACCTGAAGCCGCTGATCGACTCCTATGATCTGATCCTGAGCGGACTGTGCAACGACATCCGGGACTGCGCCCAGGTGTACTGGCTGGTTTCCGGGGCCATGGGCATGACGGAAGCGGACAAGCGGCAGATGCTGGACCGGCTGATCCTGCAGCATATGGCGGTGATTGACGGGGAGAACAGCAGCATCACGCCGTATACCCAGGAGATCCCGTACCAGGCGCGGAATGAGGCGCTGACGCAGCTGAGGAATCAGATGTACGAGAATTTCGGCGGGTTCGATGTGCACACGGTGGAGGCCGGGGCGACAAACGACCACATCGAGGCGGCGTACTGGCCCATGGATGAGGAAGCGGACGCCTTTGAGTATCAGATGATCACCGCTATCCGGATGATCCTGGACATGATGGGCATTGACGATGTGCCGGTATTCAGCCGGAACAGGGTCAGCAACCAGAAGGAGCAGACGGAGATGATCATTTCCGCTGCGCAGTACCTGGACGATCAGACGATCCTGGAGAAACTGCCGTGGATCACCATTGACGAGGTGGACGATATCCTGGCCCGGAAGGACGGGGAAACCTTCGGACGCTTCGACATGCAAACAGAGCCGGAAGAGGAGCCTGAGGACGGTGAGGCCTGATGACGCCGAAAACCCTGGACAAGTACATCGCCGCGCTGAAGAAAAAGGCCGCGGCGGAGGGCTGGACGCCTGATCATTACCAGGCAGAGCTGGACAAGATCAAGAATGAGATGGCCCAGCAGTACCTGGACAACAAGATTACAACCGCGGAATATACCAAGGTATCGAAGCAGCTGGACAACGCCACGAAAAATCAGAGCCTGCTCGGGAAAGCGCAGCCGGTTGTGCAAACAGCGCCGCAGGGGATGACTCATGAGGAGTACATCGGCCTGTGGAAGGACCTGCAGAAGAAGCAGAAAGCCGGACTGATTACGGCGGATGAGTACAAGGCCCTGGGCGGGAAGCTGGATGCCGCTTATGCAAACAAGAAGACGGTTGCCGAGATCCAGGGCGAGATCGGCCTTGATCCGGGAACAAAGGCCACGGATCAGGCGATCCTGAAGCTGGGGAAGGAATTCAGACAGATCTACGGGCAGGCAGCTTCCGAAATGCAGAAGAAGCTGGACGATTTCATGCAGAAATACGGTCCGGAGATGAAAGCGCTGGAGCTGAAGTTCATCAATGGAACGATAGACCAGAAGGAGCTGGACCGCCTGAAGGCGCTGATGGTGCGGCAGAAGGGCTTTCAGCAGAAGATCGACCAGCTGAGCGGGGTGATGCTGAACGCGAACAAGAAAGCCATGGCGGCGGTGAACGGTTCCATGCTGGGGGTGTTCGCCGAAAACGCGAACTGGCAGAGCTATCAGCTGACGCAGGACGCCGGGATGGACCTGATGTTCACCATGTACGACGAGCACACAACGGAAATGCTGATCCAGAAGAATCCGGAACTGCTGCCGCGCAAAGAGGTGAACGAAAAGAAGGACGTGGCCTGGAACAGGAAACAGATCTCCGGAGCGGTGACGCAGGCGATCCTCCAGGGAGAGAGCATTGACAAACTGGCGGCGCGTGTGGCAAAGGAAACCGGCGAGAGCAACGAAAAAGCCATGATGCGCTATGCCAGGACGGCCATGACAGCGGCACAGAACAGCGGACGGATTGAGATGCTGCACCGGGCGCAGGCGATGGGGATCAAGGTCAAAAAGCGGTGGCTGGCGACCCTTGACAGCCGGACGCGGGACAGCCATCAGCACATGGACGGGGTTTCCGTGGGCGTGGATGAGGATTTCGTGACGCCGCTGGGGAGCAAGATGCAGTATCCGGGAGATCCGAACGGAAAAGGCGGAGATGTCTGGAACTGCCGCTGCACGCTGGTGTATGACTATGAAGGATTCCCGAACGATCCGGCTGCCGACGTCCGCAGGGATAACGAGAGCGGCGATGTGATCCAGAGCATGCCGTATGACGAATGGAAAGCCGCGAAACAGGCCAGCGTCCTGAATGACCTGAGCATGGCGAAGCATGACCTGGCGGAGGCGCAGAAGGAGTACATCGGGAAGAAAGTCAGCGAGACGAAGAAGTACGAAGGGATCTGGAAAGATCCGGTCACGCTGGCGGATTACCCGGACAAGGCCGGAGCTGTCGAGGCGAAGCGCGACTACTATACAACGGAGATCCAGAAGTACAAGGATGCCCAGGCGAACGGCGCGTCCTGGGCGACGGATGAGAAGATCAAGGATCTGCAGAAGAAGCTGCGCAGCCTGAACGAGTTTGAGAAGCACGGGCAGATCCTGCAGAAGCGGAACGCGGCCCTGAAGAAGGTTCAGGATCTGTACAACCAGGCCGGGATCGGACAGGCGGCCGCAGCGCCTGAGGTCGCGAAGAAGGCGAAAAAGAAGGCCACGAAGGCGGCTGCGCCGGCGGCTGATGCAAATGCCCAGGTTCCGCAGACACCGGCCCAGAAGGGGCAATTTGCGCCGGATGCCTGGGACGAGAAGACAAAGCAGGCGGCGCGAAAGTATTCCGGCAAGATGACGGCAGATGACGAGCTACGTCCGGAACTTGATGAAACCTGGAATAATTTGACGGATGCTGAGAAATACGGAGTATGGGAATACACCCGGAATTCTCACCCGATGAACCAGGCGCTGAGCGGGTACGAAGACGGCTGGGGACGGAGCAGGCATTATGTCGGACCTGAGAATACGTACTGGGGTTACCAGGACAAGTATGGAAACAGAAATCTGTCGGAGGCGCCGGCTATGATGAAATTCGGGGACAGTCGCGGACAGCCGTCCTATCACAAGGCAATTACGCAGCTGACGAACGGGATTGAGAAATCGAAACTAAAAAAAGGCATGTGGCTGGTTCGCGGAAGCGATGACGAAGGTCTGGCCGGCATGATGGAAGGCGGCGGGATGAGCTTCAGTTTTGTAAAATCGCTGCTTGACGGAAGTCACTCCATTGATGAGGTCCGCAGCGCGCTTGTTGGGCAGGTTGGCCGGAATCACGCCTTTACGAGCACAGGCGTTGCGACAGGGACCGGATTCGGAGGACAGATCTCATATCGGATTTATGCGCCTGAGGGGACAAAGGGCATTTATGCCGAGCCGCAAAGTTACTGGGGCGGAACAGCAACAAGAAAGATCTACAAAAAGGGCGACAGACGGAATGGCGTCAGCAATGAGGCGGAGATCATCATTCAGCGTGGGACGGCTTACCGGATTACGGGAGTCAACAGCCGCGGCAGGAACAATTACGAGATCGTGATGGAAGTTGTTGAGCAGCCGGATTACTTTGTCTACGGCGACGAAAACACATACGACGGCGGAAAGACGCGGCAAAAGCGGTAGAAATCCGGCAGAATGTGTTGTATGATGAGTGAGGGGGGTGAACACAATGCTGAACGATCCGATCAGGATGCAGACGGCAGATCCGGAAAAAATACGCTGCAGGGATTGCATATTCAGG